CTTTCAGATGACCCACAATAATATAGAGAAAAAGAACCTATATGGCATAGGCATTGTGTTTATCGCTTCAGAGAATTAGACACATTAACTTGTAATTGTCTACGTAAGTACATACCAAAGGTTTTTTGTATTGCATCTTCTACCTCTTTCTTAGCAGGGAATATAGAAGAATAATTTGCAGTTGATTGCGCTATAAATAATGCACGTAACTTAAAGTTTCTTTCCCTTCTATATACACCTGCTGGTCTGTTACCACCTTTAGGCTTACCAACAAATATATTATTACCTTTATGTTTACCTGTTCCTATAGCAGAATATATTTTATTTATAGTTGACTTAGTTATGTTGCCATACTTATCACGCTTAACAGCTTGAGTAGGCACTAATATGCTGTTGCCTGGTATGTTAGTTGCAGTGTTATGTTTAACAAATAGTGCATCATATTTAGGTAATCTATTACCACCAAATATATTTTGATCAATATATCTACCCATGTTAAACGGTCTATCCTTTGTCATTATTACTGATGTAAGTGTAGCTTTTCTAGCTACTGTTGCTCTAAAACCTTTTTGTGTTTGTGGTTTAGGTCTATCTAAATATCTTCTTGATGCACCTGCTAATCTATTTAATGCAGACTTTTGTTTACTACCTGCTATAAATTTAGATCCTTGTACAGATGCATTTATTGCTTGTGCTATAGAAAAAGGCAATTGTTTAGTGTGCATATTAGTCCACTTAATTGCCTGTGGTAACTCTGATTTTATATTTAGTCTTACACCCATTAAAACGGTATAGCTGCTGAATCTAGTGTAGCTTGCTTATTTACTTTGATGTTATGTGGATAATCAAAATCTGTAACATTAAAATTAATTTTAGATGCAGGTTCATTTTCTTTGTTCATGTAGTTATAAAGTCCTGTAACTTTGCCATGCACTGTTACTTTTAAACCTTTTTTAAAACTATCAACAACTGATGACCACGCCTTACCAAATATTGTGCAGCTTACATAGCTAACTTCATCTTTGTTGTGGTTAACAGCAATTGTAAATTTTGCAGTGTCATAAGCACCAACCTGTGCAAATTCTGCATCACCTGTTAGGTTTCCTGTGATTGTACAATTAAACATTTTTTTCTTGTAAATAATGTGAAATCAGATAGTTAATACCTGATGAATATGAAAAATTATTTTCCTTACAAAACTTGTTAAATGTTTGATAGTTAACAGGTGTAAGTTTTGATGATACAAGATGCCTGTTTTTCCAATTAGATGCTGCAACATCAATAGGTCTAGTTTCGAGTGGCTCATTAATCATTTTGTTTGTGCAAATGCGTTTAACCAGGTTTGTATATATGTTATATGTTTTGGCTCAGTTATATAATCACCAAATTTACCTTTAGTTTTATCAAAACCAAATTCTTCATATACAGCATCAGCTAATTCTTCATATAGCTCACGCCTATTTAAATACATATCACCAACTTTTTTTAAATAATGATCTTTTGTTTCTTTATCTAAAATTGTAGGCATACCTACATCTTTATTTTCTTGAATATCAGGATTGTATTCTTTTCCAGCATCATCAACACCATGCCATAAATTCAACATACCTAAAGTTACATATCTTCTAAAATATGTTTTTGCACTTCCATACTCATACAATGGATTTTGATTTAAACCTTTTGGTATAAGTTTTCTACTTGTTGGTAAACTTTCGCCACTTATATGATAAATAGTACTAGCTAATATCTCTTGTCCATCTATGTATTCATCATAATGGTAAATATGCAAACCATTTTTAGATAATATTGGATTTATAACAGAACATATATAACCTAATTCAGCAAAATCAAATTCATAACCTTTTCCATTTTTTGTTTGTATTCTTGCTGTTGTCATTGATGTAAGTGATGGTACTTCTTCCAAAAACTTACATAGGGCTGATGTTATTTCTTTTGTCAAAGTAATATAAATATTTGCCTTAGTATAGCTATGGTTTACCCTGATGGCAATTATAAGCGTTAATTATTTGTCTTAATCGTTCATTATCTGCTATTACATCTGCTAGTAGCTCGAATGGGTCATTAATACCTGCTAACTCTGTTCTTAGCATTTTTATACGTCTATTCTTATCAGCTAATGTACATGACATTGCATAAATTAGACTTATGTGGTAACGATAACATATATATGGTGTATGTAAAGTTTTTTTACAATATATATAGTACTAGGGTTGTTGACATTGTTCTGTTAGGGTCTATATTGAACCCTATTAGTACCCATTACGTACCCATTATGAGTCCATTACGTACCCGAATAGATGACAACATTACTGAAAAAATAAAAAGTTTGCAGCCTAGTCACCTGTCAAGACAAGCGTTTATAAACGAATTAATCCTATTAGGAATAATACAAAAATATAAACAGAAAAATGATATGGCACTATATATACATAAAGATAATAAATTAGATCAAGAAGTTTTAGAAAGAAAAGAACAAAAAGAAAAAATTAATAAAAAAGAAAAACAAGAAAAGATAGTACCAGATGATTTAACACACTTAAAAACTCTTATTTATGACTTCTGGTATGTTAAGAAAGGTAGTAAGTCAATACAGGCATGGAAACAACAGATAGCAGAATATAGAAAGTTTATAGAAAAGTATGGTGAAAAGATATTAAAAGAACAATTACAGGCTGGTATTCTTGCAGGTACATGGAAAGGTTTAACAATTAAAAACTATGAAAGTATAAAAAAAATAAATACTAATTTTAAACAAGAAGAAATAGCTCACCCAAACCAAAAAGTAGCAAAATTTGATGAATATGGGAGATTAATCTAATGGAAGCAATTTTTGCAGGTAGTGCCATAAGGACATTAAGAAAAATGGTAAATAAGGGTTTGATACAAACACAAGATCTAGATACACCCCCAGATAATTGGTTTTACTCTATGGGCTATGAAAGACAAGTTGGTACAGGTAAATGGACACGAATAAAAAGAACACAAATGGGTGCATTACCATCAATACCAGTACATAAAATACCAAAATATAAAAACCTTCTTACAAATAAAATTACTTTTGATCCTGTTATGTATGAACAAGAAAAATGAATATAGAAAAAATAGAAAAACTATTTAGGTTAGCTACTAAAAACCCTAATAAAAATGAAGCTATGGTAGCTGCTACAAAATTTATTGAAGCAGTTGCTAGAGAAAATATAAGTGTGCAGTTGTATAAAGGACAAAAACCTGCATCACAACAAGAAATACAACAAGCTATAGATAATGCATACAAACAAGGTATTCAAGCTGTAAAAAACCAATATCAACAAGAATTAAATAGACAAATAAATGCTAGTTATAATGAGGGGTATCTTGATGGTAAAAGACAAGGTTACAGTTTACAAGATATACAAGACAGTTTTAATAAAGGATATAAACAGGGTAAAGATTCAGTTGCTATAGAAAAAAGACAATCATCAGAAATTACAGCAGATCAAAATGTTGATTTTAGGCTATCTAGCAATACAAGTACAATAGGTTCTATATCATTCAATAATGGTACAAGTACTATTAGAATTAATCGACAATGAATGTAAAAAATATTCTAATACAAGATCCATTTGTAAAATTTTATCCAGAACCACATAAGTATTACGATCTAAAACGTAAATGCTATGTAGCTAGATCAGTTAGTGATGTTATAAAAAAAAATGATTTTGTTAGCAGTAATATGGAAAAAGCTGCAGCCAGAGGCACAACAATACATGAGGCTGTACAGATATGGTGCGAAACAAAGGATAAAACACTAGCACTAGCGTATGCTAAAGAATACAAGGATTGGGTAGAACATTTAATAAACTATCGTATGTGGGATACCTGGGAATGTGTAGCAAATGAATTAAGAATGATAGATAGAAAAAGAGATATTGCAGGTAGTCTAGATGCAGTTTTGCAACATAAAGAAACTGGTATGTTATGCCTAGCTGATTTTAAAACACAAGTAAAATATAGAAAGAAAAACCATAGTCTACAAATAGGTGGTTATGTATCCTTGCTAAATCAAAACTACCCATCTATTACACTATTCACCTGTAGAGTAATTTATATAACGCCAGATGGAATAAAAACACAAGAATATAACCCTGCAGAATGTAGATTTGATTATGAACAAGCCAGAAGTATATTTTTTAAAAAGCCTACTTAAGTTTGTGTGTGTGAGGTACTACTTGATTAGGTATCTCACGTAAAGAAATATCCTTACATACGTTGTAGTATGGGCTGTCAGCAGCTACTACCATACCCATTTGTAGAAGTTTTGTACATTCTCTCATTCTTGCAATTTGCCAATCTAAACGCTTATTTTCTAAAATTTGTTTTTGTAGATTTACTTGTGTTGATGCTGCTTTTTCACAAGATGATTGTAATGTACGATCTAATGGAATAGTAAAATTTAGACTAAATCCAGTATTTATTGCAAAACTATCTTTATTTGTACCTGAATAATTAATTTCATCAAATAAAATTACACCTGGATTATCAGGTACACCATCTTCATCTGCATCTGTTGGATCATAAAAGGGTTCAGTATAATAATCTCTAAAAGGTTTTCTATAATTTGCACCAAAAGTTATAAATGGAGAAAACGATAGTGTAGAACCTTGACATACAATATTATTTCCAAATTGTTGCGTTGCCATATTGCCATTTATAGATTGTATAGCCATATTAGTAACACTGCCATTATTAGATTGACTTACAGCATTAGCAAAAGTTTTTACAGGTGTTATAGCTATTGAGAGAATACAGAAGTAGTAGTAACAACGCTTTCTGATTCTATATTTCTTTGTATTGTAGTTATGTTTGATATTGAACCAGGTGCGCGATAGGTTTCTGTAAATTGAAAAGCATTTCCATCTACTACAGTCCAGTTTGGTTTGTTGTTTAGATCTAGTCCTGTCCATGTTTGTGCCTCACCATTTACAGTTCCATTTATAGTTGTAATAGGTGGTGAAATACTTTCACTATCACCCATAGATACACCAACACCTGTAACTGTATATTCATATCCATTTCCAAAGTAATCCGTTGACGTAATAAATTCTGAAATAGAAGTAGTTGTATTTGTAGTTGAGCTAGATGTGCCTGTAACAAAATTTGGGGTAATTGGCTGTGATTTAACAGGTATGGCATATAAAAACAGTAGCAGTAATAATTTTTTCATTCATTATTTCGTTGTGACCTCAGTTACAAATTGTCCTGTTGTTACTGAGCCTGCCCCACCTGGATCTAAATCTGTAATTGTGTGATCAGAACCAATAGTTACATCAAATCCTGTACCAACCCCTGCAGCAGTTGATGTAATATTACCAAAATTATTTACCTCACCTACACTTAAATCACCTGATTGCATAGTATCAGGTTGTAATAATGATTCTGTTAAACTCCAATTTGTAGCGTTTGAATTTATAGAATATTGACCTGCCTCAAAAGTAACAGCACCAGTAGTTGAATTGACGCTAAAACCCCCTATTTGATCACCTGTATTAGTAGTTCCAACATTTGTACCAGATGCACTATAAGAACCGCCTAGCCTCTCTACTTGCGTACCTGCTGCATTTACCTGGATTGATACAGATGTTGATAGCTTGCTTGTAACGTCACAATAAGCTGGTGCAGAAAACAATAAAATAAAAGGTAATAATTTTTTCATGTTTTTTTAGAATCAACTTTAATTACATCTGGTTTTGATGTAACTATTTCTAAAGGTTGTTTTATTATTATAGTTTGTGTACCACCACTAGAGTTATTAATACTACTGTTTTCTACTTCTTCTTTCTTTTTCTTTTTAGCACCCTGTGCTGCATTAACACTAATTCCTAGCCCTCCTAGAATATTTCCTAAAAGTCCAGCAGCAAATGTACTATCTACTCTAGGTTGGTCAGGTATATCAATTCCAAATAATTTATTAGGTAGTTTTATATATCCTAATGACAAGACTAATAAACACCACGTTAAAATAAATGCCTGGGCTACTGTAGAAACTAAAAAGGTAATTTTCTCCTGATAGTCAGGCTTATCATCTTCTAATTCTTTATTATTTTGTTTTATATCTTTTGTTTTATCTTTATCCATAGGGTTTTTCTGTATAATAGACATAGATCCTAGAGTAGTAAAGTGATTGAGATAGGTGCAGCAGTTGGTGGAGCATTATTAACGGCTTGCTTCGTTTCAGTCGGTTCTATTTCATATAGGGGTAGACAGTCTAGAGATGACTTAGTTAGAAATACTACAGCCATAGAATTACTAACAACAAAAATAGATGATATGCATGATGATATGAAAGAGGTGTTTCATAGATTAAAAGAAGTAGAATTAGCTGTAGCTGAAATAAAACCTAGACGATAAAAAAGGCTATCTGCCTTGCAATGTAGATAAGATAGCCTTAGATGACCAACTTTAATTTAACGTCTAGAATATAAATAACAAGATACATACTTATGTACAAAATTCTTAAGCCAATAATCTTACGTTTCCTTTCTACAACAGGTGCAAAAAGATTAATTGTTGAATTATTACGTTCAATTTGTAAACAGACCTCAAATACTCTTGATGATCGTGCTGTTGATTTATTAGAGCAACAATTATTTCCTAAACTTAATTAAACAATAAAAAACCCCTTAGTAGGGGTTGTAAGTCAGGAGATGGATCAAGTCTAAAATCTTGCCCTGTCTTTCCTATGAATTGCAATAGGTTTTGTATAACTTTCAAGTTTAGAAATCCCACTTACTAAACTATCAGGCTTCCCGACTATTTTTATTTTATACAGATAATGTTGTTTGATTAAAAGTTTTTGGTTTTTTGGGTAAACACCAAAGATGTTCTTGTTTGCCATAAATGCCTTTAATTTTATTATTAGTTTTAATTAACTTCCCTTCATTACTTAGGTTAGTCATAGCTCGCCTAATAGATGTTAAAGGACACTTAAGATCAGTCATATTAAGAACCATTGATGGACTAAAACATAAGTTTGTATATTTACTTTCATAGTAGTAAATACATTTCATTATTTTTTCCTCTTGGCTTTTAGCTTTTGCTATTGATTCTGCTAGTTCACTAGGCTGTTCATTAATTGTGTTATAAAAGGTCATTTGTTTACCTCCTTACAAGCTAATTCTATACCTGCATTACAATCTGTAACTGTCATGTCATATAGAGTAGAATTGAGGGCTGTATAAAACAACCCTGACGCTGCTAACATCATTAAAAAGTTTTGCATTATGCTACCTCCTTTGTAAATTCAATGCAGTTTGAGTAGTTGCCATTTACTTTTGCTATGTAAAACTCACCATTGATAATTACCTTGTCACCATTTGCAACAGGTCTTAAGTTGTACATTCTGCGGTTAGCCTTTAGCTGTTCTTTGCTGTAGCTACTTGATATACAAGCACCTGCATTGATTCCTACATACTTACCATCACATAAATGCAAACTGACATTCCAGATGCAGTTCATATCATATACACGTTTTTCACCTGTTGGTGCATATACACCTCTACGTAATTTAGGTGTACCTACTCTTACTTTGAAATCATTTTGATAATCGTTATAACCTTTGCTTACATTTAGTGTTTGATATAGTGGCTCAGATACAGCCTCATAATCAGCAGGTGTAGGATTACAACCTTTAATAAATTCATAATAAAATTCAGGATCTACTTCTGGATCTTGCTTAACGTATTCAGTAATACAAGCTATTTGATTCTTGAAATACTCTTTTTTGCTAGTAGTTGTGTTAGCCATTTTAGAAACCTCTCGGTGTTTGGTACATTCTTAGTATATACAAGGGGTATACCCCTGTTAATAGTTTGTTAACAAATAGTAACAATAAAAAACCCTCTATAAAAGAGGGCTGTAATTTTATCTACAGATTTAGTAACCTGATAATCTTTTTTGTCCTCCACCTGCTACTTGTCTATTAAGTCCTACAGAACTGCCTGCAGCTAGTCCACTTCCTCTACCTTCACTACCTGCACCTGTTAAACTTGCTTTTGTTGGTAGCTTGCCATACTTTTCTTCTTTATATTGCTTTATTATTGCTTTTTCTGTTTTATTAGACTCAACAACAGCTAATGCAGATTGATTTACAGTTTTATCTGCTATTTGTAGCTGTCTACCGTTTTTTTGTTCTTCTCTTTTCATCTTGTGTAATCTGTTATGTATATCTTCTGCAAAACCTTTTCTAAAATCATTTCTATATTTTGCACCTTTCATAGCAACCATGAATGGATCTTCCTTACAATGTGCAGCCCACTTATCGTCTAACGCTTGTAAAATATAATCCGTATATATTTGTATTTCTATCTGTCTAGCTTTTGAACACATAACATCTATCTGCCTTGTGCCACGTTCAAATCTTTTACCATTTTCGTCACGCACACAAAATACAATAGAACCATTATAAAAATGTGCTACAGCAGAAACAATATATTGTGTTGCAGGGTCTATACGCTTATATGGATCTCCATATCTAAATGAAGTAGCCTCTATGTTTTCTTCAACAGTTTGCATATCTAACTGTTTTTCTAATTGCTCTCTAGAAATACCTCTAGCTTTTAGTTGCTGTTCTAATTTTGCTTCAGCAGCAGCAGCTTCATTTGGATTAGTACTTGTTGTAAGTCCTAGAATTTTTGAAAGAACATTTAATGATCTGGACATTTTAGAAACCTCTCGGTAGTGTTTACATTTTTAAGTATACATCTATGGTATACCCCTGTCAAGAAATTAATTATTTTTCTTATATACCTCTACATCTGCGCTACATTTTGCGCAATGCAAAAAAGTAATGTAATCATACGTATCACTTAATTCATATTCTTGTGAGTCACATATAATTAATTCACTTTTGCAATAAAAACAATTCATCTTATAAGTTTTGCAAATTGTTCTACTGTCATAACAACACGCCAGTTACCACCTCTAAATCTAACCATTGTCATAGCATGATCAACGCCTGCATTTATTCTTTGTTGTTCTACCTCTCTAGGCTTTATTAAACAAGCTGCTGATTTATTCTGCCAATCTGCTACCTGTATTGCAAAATTTGGTATACCTACTAAGTCACCCTTATCATTTTCCATACCTGCACCAAAACGTCTTTCTACTTTATATTTTGTTTCTAGTGATAATACATCTGCTGCCTCACGTTCTGCTTTATCACCTTTATTTTTTTGTGGGTTCATTTTTCTAATTCACCTATCTTTTTTTTTAGTTTGTCAAATTCAATAATATAATCTTTTGTACTAAACTCTGTTTTATTACTAAATTGATACCTGTCACTTAATGCACCTAGTTGCACATACAAATCATCTATCATTTGCTGCTTTTTTTTATTAAATTCTACAGATAGTGCATCTGGTTCTTTTGGTTTTTTAGTCCAATCTGCTACTAAGCTTAATAACTCTTTTATGCGCTTAAATGCGTTTTCTACTCTTTCTGTTGTTTTCATCTTATAGCCCAGGTAAAACCAGTTTCTAACTTTATTGCTATACCCTCCTCCCTTTCTTGCTGTTCTTTGTTCTCTATAGCATCTAACATATCTTTTCTATATTTAATTGTGTTATCACTGTATTGCCATTTCTCAGGTTTACGCCTTCTTTCTGCTCTAACACCTTCAATACTGAAATTACTCATAATGATACTATCTAAATAATACTTTTCTAGTACCATTTTTTTTTCAGTAATTTGCATTTCTATTTCTTTTTTTTGTAACTGCAATACCTTTAATTGTCTTAATAATTGTTCTGGTTGTGCCTTCATCATAGTTATCTTAATGTTACTTGCATAAAATATTTAGGCTTAAAATCTTCTGGTAAAGTATATAGCCATTCTAGAAAGGTTCGTGTAGCGTTCATAATTTGAGGATCATCAAATAATTCTAGCCATTCTTGTCTACCAATTTCTTCTAATTCATCTTCAAAATCCATAGTTTTATACAAATATATTTCTAATATGGGGTATACCTAACATAAATGCAAGTTATTTTTTTTTGGCTGTTACCTTTTTTATAATATTTTTCACAAGGGGTTTTATAACATTGAGTATAAGGGGTGATGTCGCTGCTACAAGGGCTATCGCACTTGTTGAAATAATGGTAGGTATAGATGGGATATAAGACTCACTAAAGGGTACAGGTTCCCATATGATATTACAATCTATACCGTTTTCGCCTCTTTCAAAGGCTTTTACCTTTTCTAGTTTTTCAGAATTAGCATATGATCCTACTCTTAATGCAGATTTTGGATCAGGACATGGTGGTATTACTATATCTTCCTTTTCTTTATTTTTAGGTATTTCAGGTGTATCAGCTTTAGGTGGTTCAGGTGTATCTATAGGTTTTTGTTTTTCTTGTTCTACTATTTCTAATTTATTAGGATTGTAATCTAATGGTAAATATGATGGTATATAACTATTATCAGGACAATTATAGTATGTGCCGTTAGGGTCATCTTCTATAATTTGTGTATTTTTTATACGTGCATCTCTATGTGTTTTAACACAACCAGGCATATTAAGACTAGGTAATGGGATATTTAGACTTTCTGAAGTAGATGGTATATAAGTAAATATTTTTATTTCAGGTATTACAGGTATATTAATTTCTGTAATTTCCACATTATTTTAATTTTAAAGGTATAGATTTACCTGTATTTATTGGTATTTGTTTTTCTAACATAGATGGTAAAATTTTTTGTACATCAGATAATACCATATTCAGCATTTTATTCTGAAATTGAGGTGACGTAAGGTATTTGTAGCCAAAAAATGATGTAATTAAGGTACTAGATATAAGTATAAATGAAGCTATACTTAGAATGTTAGAAATTTTTTGAAACATTTTTTATGTGGAAAGAAGCGTTTATTAAGGCTCTAGCACCTATTTCTTTGATGGTGCTTTTTCTGATTGTTGGTCTAGCCCCTCTTTATTTGATTGCTGGTTTAATGACACGTTCTTTTTCAACAACAACTCCCCAAACTGAATACCGCCCTGTAAAGCGTTAATATTCACAACAGCTTCATCAAAAACTTTTTTGGCGTGATCTCTTGTTTTTGTTTGTTTTTCAAGCTCTTCTTTCCATTCTAGGATTTGTTTTTCTGTAATACCTTGCATAATGTTTTCTTTTTATAATACCAATTTTTGTAATTTATACAATTTCTGTTAAATTCATTTTATATTTTTTGCCATTTCTGTTATTTAACATATAAACATTATCTTCACCCTCTTGTAATGTCCAATCACCCCATGTACCGTCTACTTTGTTAGGATTATCTTCTCCATTACTAAAGTGCATATCTTGTACATATATATTAGCCCACCTTCTATTACTTAATCCTAAATCTGCTGAATTATTATAAGTAGGCCATATTGTACCATTAGATTTTATATAAACTCTATCATTAGCGTTATGCCTAAAAATAAATGAATAATCACCACTAGAACCGCCAGAAATATAAAGTGCATTACCATGATGTTGAATTTTTCCGTAATGGTTCCCTGTCCAGTTGCCATTAGTAAACCTAATATCACTACCAGCATTAACAGTTAAAGCCCCTGCACCACCACTTACACCAATATCACCTGTAAAAGTACCTCCTGATGCTGGTATACCTGCAGATGCAGATGTAATATAACCTGCACCATTTGTTAACTGGTTATTGTTTGTTGGAATAGTTGGTTTATTAGATAAATCATTATATGAACCTGAAAATGTACTATAACCTGCACCATTTGCTAATTGATTATTGTTAGTTGGTATTGTGGGTAAATTACTTAAACTGTTGTAATCACCATCAAAAGTTGTATAACCAGCACCATTTGTAAGCTGATTGTTATTAGTAGGTATTGTAGGTAAATTAGTTAAATCGTTATAGCTTATATCAATACTTTGTGAGCCGTCAAAAGCATTACCATTTATATTTACTGATGCTGCAAGTGCTGTAGCTGTTGAAGCGTTACCTGTTGTGTCTTGGTTTCCAGTAGTATTTACACCTGGTAAATCAATATTTTGTGATCCGTCAAAACTTACGCCAGCAATTGTTACTGCACTTGAAAGTTGTGTAGCTGTAGCTGCATTGCCATTTGTATCTGCAGATATAGTTGCAGGTAATCTTGATGATGATAGCGTACCAGCGTTTATATTAGATGCGTTTCTATAGTATGAACCCTCTTGACCATCTAACAAATCAGCGTCTAGTCCGCTTCCAGCCCCATCATTGCCATTATGGTACAGCTTCCCACTAGCACTATTAGAACAAGTAGAAAGGTCTATAAAAACTCCACGATTATTACCACCATCTTCAAATATTCTAAAATTATTATTGTTAATATCTACTACCGCATTACTGCCACTTAATGAGCCATTTGGTGCGTATGTAATACGTATTTCTCCACCTTCACCACCACTTACTGATGAACCACCGACTGTTAATATGCCATTTAATAAAGTATTCGTATCAGACCTTAAAAAACTTGACGAAGAAATACCATCTAGTAAGTCAGCGTCTAGTCCTGACCCTGCACCATCTACAGTTTTTATTAATGTCAGTATTTCGCTTGCAGATTGATCTGCTGTAGCACCATCTTCTACATTTATTATTCCTCTTACACTTGCTGCACTAAGAACTTCTAGATCTCCTGTACCATTTGTAGTTCTACCTAGAATAGTATCTGTAATTACGTTTTGCATTTTTGCAAGCGTAACAGCATTATTATCAATAGTAAAAGTTTGTCCAGAATTACTTACTGTTACATCACCTTTATCACCATCATCAATACCACCTCCACCTGTTATCTCAGTAACATTGCCATTATCTCTTTTTGTAAATAATTTACCATTATCAGTTCTTATAGCTATTTCACCTATATCTAAATCACTTGCACCAGGGTCACTTCCAGAACCTCTTTTTAGCTTAATTTGGTTTGCCATTTCTTAACCCTCCTTATGATTTGTTTTTAGTAGCTACCTCCGTCTATGTTAAAGCTAGATACACTTTCGTTTTCTAAAAATGTTACTAAATCACTTAAGGCTACTTGTTTCATAGTTCCATTATCATTACAAACAAATCTATCTGCTGCTGCTAAAGTTGTGCTAGTTGCAGATGTACTACCATCTGTACAAGTGTTTAGTTCAGTTGTCGTAGAATTTAAGCCATCTAATTTATTTATTTCTGTAGCATCAGCAGTAACACTTGTTAATTTACTTACTGGTAAAGTACCTGTGATAGAACTAGCAGCTAAATCTAATGCTATTTCTGCTGATTCTATAACTAAACCACCATTTGCTTTTAAATCAACAGATATTGTATTACCTGATTTTTGTAGACCATCTGCTGTTGTAATTTGACCTGCACCTGAAAATTGTGCAAAAGTTAAATTATTTGTGCCTGTTACTGCGCTACCTTTGTTACTTGTACAAACAAAACCATTATCAGCATTTACAGTACCTTGTTCAATAAAGGTAAACATTCCAGCAGCATCAGAACCAGCAGCTAAATCATCTGCCCTTGCAGGTGATGATCCAACAATATATATTCCGTTTTGACTTGCAGTACTTTGATCTTTAACCAGTACTCTGTCATTAGTAGATAAAGTTACACCGTCAATTGTATCTCCATTATTAAGTGCAGTTGATATTGTTATGTTTCCTGTAGTAGCTGCCACACATGAATCTTTAACATCTAATCCTTGTGCTGTAGCCTCTACAAACCCTTTAGTTGCTGCATCTTGTGTATTTACAGGATCAGCAAGGTTTGTAATTGTTTGGCTGTTTAATGAAACTGATGCTGATGGTGCAGCTAATTGATCTAGTCTATTTGTTCTTACACCTGTATCGAAATCTGAAATTTTTGTATGCAATAGCGTAGGCACGTCTGCAGCTACCATTGCTCTAAATGTTGCAGCACCATTACTTCCATTTGGTGCAGCTAAAAATGTATTTTGTGTTCTACTTGTAAATAAATCTGCAAAACTTCCTGATCCTCCAATAGGTTCAATTGTTGTTGCTGAACCTCCTGAACCTCCTGTACCTATACCTATAAATAATTTTTTACTGGCTTCAGCAAAGGCTAGTTCAGCATTTTCTAAGCTACCTGGGGCTGAACTACCTGTACTTCTTTTAATTCTAATTGTGTTAGCCATAATTAATTAGGTTTCAAAAATTTCCACCGTCTACAATATTAGTAACTGTAACAGTGCTATCTGCTATAAATGTACCATTACTTGATGAAAAACGCACTAGGCTGCCATCAACTTTATTATCATCAACCATTGTTGTATTACTACTTGAAAAAGTTGCGCCCTGTGCGCCTTGTGTTACAACTTCTACTGTTGTTACATCTGAAATTTGACTAACTGTAACTGAATTAGGACTACTCACGCTGTATACCCCTCAAGTATTATTAATCTACCTCTAAGATACACACTTTCATCACCATTTGGTTGTGTTAATTTAATATCATAATTAACGCTATCAAGATCAAATGTAGTTGTTTGTACATCAGTTAATTTAAGGTCAATTGTGCCTGTAGATCTATTTGTATATGTAACTCCCCAATCTGCATATTTATATGTACGTTCTTTGTTGTATACCTCTGCTGTTACTGAGTATCCAGATAAATTAATTGCATTACCATTACCATCTTTTAAAGTAAGACGTATAGGAAAATCTGACCGCCTTACTATCTTAAAATCTTTTTCAGCAGGTATTATTGCCATATTTAGCTAGGTTTTGGGTTTTCGTCTTTTACTTTTTTATTATGTGTACAGAACTTGCCAGTTGCGTCTAATTTACCTGCAATAATATCATCATAAATCATAGCTATTTGTTCGTGCAGTTCAGCATATTTTTCTGTAGTTCCATCATTCTCCCTAGTTCTTTTTCTTTCGTATTCTTTTGCCTCGTATTCAATCTGTAAACGCTGTATTTCTGTTTTTATTTCATCTAGTGTTGGTTGTGATTGTGTATTATTACTATCCCAATAAAGAGTACTCCAATCATTATCCCTAAGTGTCCACATACTATCCTTTGACGCAAGTGACTCTATTGCGTGATGTATGTTAATATTTTTGCCGTCAAAATCGTTTTTAGTCCAGGTCATTAGTTTTGTGCGTATTCAACAATAGTTAGGAAACTTCTAGATCCCCAGGAATCACCACCGCCAGTTGCAGCAGTTCCATTAAAATACATAGTACCACCACCGCCTGTTTGTGGCCTATGTTGCACTGCATAGCCAACACTACCAGTAGTATTAGGATTATCCCAAAAAGTACAAGTACAATTAGATCCAGCAAAATTTGACGCAATAAAGCTAGATTGCATTGCACCCATTAAGTTTCTACCATTATTAGCATTTTGAATTACAGATCCGTTTCTTAATAATCTTATAGCACAATCATTAGCACTCATATTTCCACTTATGCAAGCTGTGTACATGATAACAATTAGACTACCACTATTTTTAGGGGTAATACTTAAAGTTCCCATAGGGTTAGTATTCCAGTTGTTTGTACTTCCTGATTGAAAACTATCTGATGATGTTCTAACAATTTGTAAAACTGGATCATCAAGTGTTCCTTTTGATGTATTTATTGCCATTAATCGACCTCCTGTAAAAGAAATTTAAATTTTTTGCCAGTTCTTTCGTTAATCAAGAATAAGTCACTATGTCCTTCCTGTATAGTATAGCTTCCCCACGTTCCGTCAACGTCATTTTTATGGCCTTCGTTAGATAAACTTAAATCGTTTACAAATAAATTAGCCCATCTTAGTGATGTAGAACCTAAATCGAAAGTATTATTAGATGCTGGCGTTAATGTACCTAAACCTGCTAGTGATGTTTGTGTGCCTCCTAGTGAAATAGATGTAGATCCTATTGTAATTGTTGACGTTTCTACAATCGCTACCGTACCTGATTGATTTGGTAGTGTTAATGTTCTATTTGCTGTAACTGTACCAGCCTTAACTGCTACATAATGACTATTATCATTATCGTTAAAACGTATTTCATTTTGTAGATTAAGTGTAATTCCGTTAGCGTCAAAATTCATCTGTTCTGTACCAGCAGAACAAAAACCCATAATATTAGCTGCTTTTCTAAATAAACCTAAATCTGTATCGCCATCAAAACATAGTCCTGGTGATGCTGCACTATTAGAATCATCTAGCTGTAGTTGCCCTGTCATTACACCGCCAGCTTTAGATAGTAATCCTAAATTTGTTTCGTCAATGTTTCCTATATCTGTAAAACCACCATTTGTTGAATTTCTAATTTTTAATATTTTTGTAGTTGTATTCAAAAATGGCATACCAGCTACACATTGACTTGTAGCTAAGTCTGAAGATTTAGAGTTACATGATTGTATTGCAGCAAAAACATTATTAAGATCAGTTCTCACGTTTGCGCCAGAGGCATTTTCAATTGTGTAATTTGTAACGTCAGCCACGATAAATACTATTTTTCTTCATGTTAACCTCCTTTGCCAAAACCAACAGCACTATAGGTAAAGTTCCTATTTATACTAGCATTACTTGAGTTTTTAAAATGAACTGTAAAACCTGTACCTGATACATTTGTTATTTCATAGTAATCACCTGATGCCATGTTTTGAGGTGATACACTAACTGCTGGTAAAAAATTATTTAAATTACCTAAAGCTGAAGTACCTACGAAAAATGGACTTGAAAAAGTTACATTAGCAGCACCACTACCAGATGCAATAACTGAAGATCTCTCAGTACGTGATGGTAAAGTAGCAATATATCCAGCTTGTTGTAAATTCATATTTTGTGCTGTATCAGTAGTAGCTAATGTTATGCGAAATTGAAAACCTCTACCTTTAAATGCGCCATTTGCAAAATCATTAAAAGTACCGTAATTACTCATGTCAGTTGATGTACGTACAGCAATAGTTGCATTAGCTTCATTTGCTACAGCACCATCAAAATCTGTCCAGGTATCAATAAGTTCTGTTCTATTATCAAATTGATCACCTGTATAAAAACCAACACCCTGGAAATGTCTTTCTAGTTGTAATGAAAATATCCCCCCTAGATCTAGGGTTTCTACAAAATCATATGTACCTGTTGAATTTGTAACAGGATTTATTAATTTTAAACCACCTAAATTAGTATCGTAAACTACGTTAGTTTTTGTACCACCATAAGGTGTACTGTCAGTATCTTCACGATCAGTTTTGACTATAATTTTATCTAATAATTGTACTTTTGCTAAACTAATTTTTGTTGCATTTGTACTAAACCTACCACCATCATCTTGAAATTTAAGCAAATATGTACCAGTTAAAGCAGGTACAATTACCTCAGATGAATTACCAGATACAGCTTTTATAATATCTTGTGAAGTTTGAAAAGTAGCAGCATTTCCAGTTTGTATAGAGTGCCTTACATAAACTCGACCACCATGTAAAACATCTGCAGAAACAGATTGATTAAACCTTAATCTTACAAATTGATCATTTACTGGTTCTATTGTTAAACCACTTACATCTTCAGGTACAGCAGTTTTACCAATAGCGTTAAATTCTTTAGTTGTAGCATTTGCAGATAAACGTAATGCTGCATTATATGAGAAAACTTGAAATGTATATTTACCAATAGGTGTATCTAATAATTCAAAATCACTACTAAATACTACTTGTGAAACATAATTACCATTTTCAAATTTATAATTTACTTGATATTGTGTAACCCCTTCTACTGGTTGCCAATCTACTATTAATTTACTCCTTGCAATGTTGTTTATAGCTATAGTTTTTTCTGTAATAGTTAAAGCTGATGGTGGTTCTGCAAGTCTGTTTAATAAAGATATATTTCTAGTTGGTAATGGCGTGCCATTTTCTATAAATGCATATTTACCAGGAATATATGTAAGTGCTGTTATCAAGTAGTTAACACGTTCTTGCTCTTCAACAGTTATAACCTTAAAAAGTTGTGTATTTAGGCTTGTACTAGATAACAAATATGGTGCATTTGCGTTTGGTGCTGCACTAAAAGCATTAGTTACATTTATAACACCATTTGTAATTGATGTAATATCTCTTTCTTCAAAAGTACCATCAGGTAATACAACAGATATTTTTGGATTATCAGCTAGTGATGGTAGTGAAGTTTGGTTCACTGCATCTATTGTAATAGCATTAGTAGTTGCGCTAACGACTCTACCACCCCTTCTAACACCTGCCCTTACAGGATCGTTTACAGCTATAACACTACCTGGTCTAACAACAACACCTGCATCTATAGAAGCTGTAAATGTGCAAATTTCACTTTCATTATTCTCAGCAAATAATATTGCACGCCCTAATCTTGCAGCCTGGTTACGTGATGTAGTTGCATATGCTTTTACTTGTTTAACACTATGACCAAATTTAGCTATTGCTGCAGCATCTTCGACAACCTCAAAATCAACTTCCATTGAGTCCATATTAAAGTAGCTTACAGAAACTACACTATGTCTTTGTTTTAAACTACTGCCACTATAAGAAAAACCATTTTCAGTTACATTTGACAAATTAAATATATAACTTGGATCTTGTTCTTTATCTTGTGCAACTGTTATAGAACCAGCAGACCATATTGGCATACATCTCATTACGCCAGCAAGATCATTTATTGCATCAAATGCTTGTTTAGGACTTTGTATGTT